GACTTTAGTTATCTTCTATTGTATTTCTACTCTATTTATCTATTCCGCTTCAAATTTAGTATTTGGACCATTAGTAGTAGGTGCTTTAGGCCAAACAACTGACGCATATCCCGTTGACGCATAAGTTTGACAAATATCTCTCAATGCTTGACGATATGCAGCCCATGCTGCTTGATCAACAGTACAACCAGGTGTCATTGTCCAATCAGTTGTACGTAGTAAAAAATCACGCTTCTTACGAATAATTTCCCAACTTGTTTCATCTAATTTAAGAATCGCTCTGTCAAATTGCTTATCAATCTCTGCTTTAATATCTTCAAACTGTTTTTGAAGAACACTTATATCGCCAAAAGTAGATAGTCCCATGATCTTAAGTCTGATCAAGGTAACTCAGTGTCAGATCCATTGCAGTGGCTGTATCGCAACGTGCTCTCAGAACATCACTAGCTTCGAGGATGATCTTACTTCCTGTAATCAACTCCAGAGAAGAGCCAGCTGGAACCGGG